GGGTAATTACACATATATATGACAGGCTTGTCGTATTTCATAATAGACTTATTTATAATAGTTACATCAAAACAGACATCATATAATATTCTTACATTTTGACATACCCAATTATAATCATGTATCATACTGGATATACTAAAAAGGACGAATGACAGTGGTATAAGCAGAGCTTTGAATAATATTACTAAACAGAATAATAATTTTTTATTTACACTTTTATCAAAAAACAAACGAATTAAAAAAAGACTTATAACACACCATTGGTAATCCATTGGACGTTTTGTAGATTCTACGTATAACATAGTAGTTATTAAAAGTATTAGTTGTGATATTATATTATTATTTAACATTTATTAATAATAATATATAATTTTTAAATTTGGTTTTCGAATAATATTTTAATACCATAACCTTTGGCTTTTTTTACTTTTGAACTATCCGGTTTATTTATGCATTTGTCTGATATAACAAGTAAGGTTGTATTTTTGTTAAGTGTTTCTGTATATGAATAACCTTGCGACAACAATTTATTCTTAACAACGTCAGATCTAAAACCCGATAAAACAAATGTTTTGTTATCGGAAATGTGTTGTGGTGTATTATAGGTTATATTTATTAGTTTCCCAAAATCAGAAATTACAGATAACATATTATCCAAATTATCAATTATTTTATTGGTTGTAGTTTTGCTAAATCCTTTTATAGAGTGTATTTTAGAATACAAGGTGGTTTTGTCTGTTGTTTCCGATAATATTTCAGGTAATGTATTTATCAACAATTCTATTTTTTTTATTCCCATACCATGACCGAACACACATGTTGCATTCAATAATTTACATATACCTGTATCTGTGATAACGTTATACTTTATCGAGTCTATAATACGTTTCTCAGATAAATTATCGAAACCTTTTATGTTTTTTGTTGTAATATCTCCCGGTTTTATATTTAATATTTTCAATATAGTATCGAAACCATTAAAATATAACTTTTCTATAGTTTTTAATCCTATATTTTTACAATTCAATTGTTCAAAAAAATAATATATAGTCTTGATAGACGACGTGTCATCATTTTCATCTATATTTATAATATCTACTTTGGTATCATTCCACTTCCATTTTATATGAGTAGGCATATCTATATCATTATTTATTTTATCAACAACTCTTACAGTCTTAGGAATTACATCACCTGAACGTGTAATTTCTATAATAGTACCTTCTGAAATAAAATTATCATTTATATATTTTGCATTATATGCTGTTACATTTGTTATTGTCACACCGTTTAAATATCTAGGTTCTACAACCAAGACAGGTTTAATTAGTTTATTTCTACTAGTATTCCATACTACACTTTGTACTTTAGTGGTTGTTATATTCGAATCTAATGTCATTTTATAAGCGATGGCGTAACTGGGGTTTTTATCTACTGCTCTAATATAAGGTATATCTGCTTGAATAATAACACCGTCAATATCATAATTTTTATTTTTAAAATCTATTAATGTGTTTTTTGCCTCTTCTTGTATATTTATTTTGTTGAGTTTACACATTTTAAATTGAACACAATTAAAACCATGTTGTTTCAATATTGACAGCTGTTCAGTTGGTTTACGACATTGGTTATTTTCACCTATCAATTCATATGCAATAAATTCAATATCAACAATTCCTTGTTTAAAACTTTTTGCGTTAATACAACCAGAAGTCATATTACGAGGGTTCGCGAAATCATTAGCATATTTTGATTCAAAAATGTTTTTATCTATTATTAATTCACCTCTTATATTCATATTAGTTGTTATATCTTTAGGAATATTTTTTATATATTTTACTAAATATGAAATATCTGAACCATATTCACCATTACCTCTTGTGTAAAAATAGTATTTATTGTTATTGATAACTAGATTACCAGTTAAACCGTCTAATTTAGACTCCATAATAAATAATTGTTCATCATGTATATCTATACTAGATAACCATTTATCCAGACACTTTAATGTAGTTCCTTTATTCATAGACATTAATTTATTAGGTAATTTTATCTTATTATCTTGATTCCTTAGTTTATGACCAACCATATTTTGTATACTTGGATTATAAAGGAGTATTTTATCTTTAAGTGTATCAAACTGTTCGTCTGTTAAACCTGTATTTTCACCTGTATTATGATATTTATCATTCGCTTGAATATATATATTATATAATTGTTCGTTCGTTGAATTATTTAATAGATTTTGAAATGTTAATCGATCCATATTTTATATTTGATATGATTATCTATAACAAGATATTTACATTGTGATTTTATTTTTACAGTGTTGTTCTTGAGAAGTCTGACGATAACATTATTACAATAGGATCATCATTATTATTATTATTATTTTCCGAGCTAAGCATATCACCATTGGTAGTAAAATTTGTTATAATATTTTCCTTTGGTTCTTTTTCACTGTAAGGTATTATAATAGGTATTATAGGAAAGGAATCATATATATCTAATTTAATGTTATTTATTTTACTAATACATACCCATCTTCTTCCCATACACGATCCTATTTTTTTTTTAATATCCATGTACACACAATTTCTAGACTTTTTTAACGTGGACATTTCTTTATTTGTTTTTTTTAATTTTGATTCCCATAATGCAAGCTTTTTAAATTTATTTGCTAAGTTTTTATTATGTTTAAATTTGTCAAGCTTTTTGTAATTATATCTCAAGTATTTTATTCGTTGATTTAAATGTAAATTATTTCTACCTCTAAATAGAGATAAAGGACCTCTATTTGATGAATATTGACGATTTAAAATAGTATTGTTGCCATTAGACCTACAAAAAGGACATGTATAATGACCAGCTCTAAACCAGGTTACTATACAATCGACACAACAACTACAACCACAATCTATTTGGTAATTTGTTTCATTACTACAGCATAAAGAACATATATTATCATTTTCAGACATTTTCTTAATAAAATGTCTTATCTATATATAAATAATTATAAAAATGAAATGTAGGGGTTTTATTTTAAAAAAAATAATAAAATGGATCTTTTTCTTAAACAGATATGCAAAAAATATAATATAGATGAAAATGAAATGCTATCTAGCTGGAACGAATTTGAATCTAATTATAAGAAATATAAACAGATGAAAAAACCTGAACTTGTAAAAATATGCGATGATAACAATTACAGTAACAAAGGTTCTAAAGATGATTTGATAAAAAATATTATAAACAAAATAGAAAAATCTGATGAAAAAGTAAATAAAGATACATTATTAAGTAGTAAAAAAATTAAGGAGAATGAGTTGATAGATAAATTAAAAAAGGATATACCAACAGTTGTAATAAAAAGGAATAGTTATGGTAATTATGAACATGATGATACTTCACTTTTGTTCGATAAAGTTTCAAAAATGGTTATAGGTAAACAATGCAATGACACGGGTAGGATATTGAATCTTACAACAGACGATATTGAAACATGTAAACAGTACAACTTTGACTATAATTATCCTTCAAACTTGAACAATAAGGTATTGTCAGATGATGCATTATTAACCGAAGAATTATTAACCGAAGAATCCTTAGTTTCAACTCATAGTGATTCTTCAGATGAAGAAATAGAATATTAATAAAAATAACATTTTAATTTAATAATAAATTAAAATACGTAACATTTAAAATAATATTATGAATTAATAAAATGAATGTAGAAGACTTCGTGCCTTATTATCCAAATATTAATGATGATACTTTTAACCTTAAATTTACTAATAAAAAAGAATTTACAGAATTAACCTTACCAGTTACTGAGAATTTTCCAACAAAGAAAGGTGATAAGTTAACACACCAAAAATTAATAGCCAGGATAATGTCATCTTTTACACCTATAGATAGTATATTACTTTTACATGATATGGGAACAGGTAAGACATGTACTGTTATTTCAGTAATAGAGCGATTAAAACGTGAACAAAATGGTATAAATAATTTTATTTATATAGCTAAAAATGATAATTTACTTGATAAATTCAAAAGCGAATATATATATACTTGTACTGAAAATGATTATACAGAAGTCAAATGGTCAAAATTAAATATAAAACTTTTAACGATGGAAAAGTTTGCAAAAAATTATAGTGTAAATACCAATACTTTTAACCAATTGGATAATACTTTAATTATAATAGATGAGATTCACAATATAAGAGATACTAGTTCGAAAATATATGATATATATCATAAAATACTTCATAGTATAGAAAATTCCAAAATTATTTTATTATCAGGTACACCAATGATGGATAGCGCAAATGAAATAGCTTCCGTAATGAATCTTATATTACCTTTAGAAGAACAATTACCTAGCGGTGTATCTTTTGATAATAAATTTATAAAAGACGGTATTTTAACGGCTGACAAAAGTGAATTGGATGTATTAAGAAAAGCGTTCAAAGGAAGAGTATCTTACGTCAAATCTATGCCTACATCGGTAAATAAAAATTTTATTGGTGTTAAAGTAAAAACATTTAAACATTTTAAATTAAGTGCATCTGTAATGAGTGATTATCAAACAAATAAATATATAGAAGTTTTAAATGTAGACGAAGGTAATAGTACATCCGAATCACCATCACCCGCTTATAGTAATACCCTACAATGTTGTGATTATGTTTCTCCTTCTGGTAAATACGGTATAAAAGCGAAAGATAACATTCCATTTAGACGAGATGATGATATACAAACTAAATTAAATTTATTAAAAAAATATAGTTCTAAGTATCATGAAAGTATATCCAATATAATAGACGCAAAAAACAATAAAAAAAGTGTTTTTGTATATAACTCCCATGTTGAAGGAGGGGGGTTAGAAGGTTTTGCTAATATTTTAAATAATTTTGGATTTTCTCGTGTTAGACCAAGAAATATTCCTAGTTCAATAGGAAATAGATATATATTACTTTCATCTAAGAATTCAAAAGATAATGAGTTATTAAGAAAAGCATTTAACGAAAGTAAAAATAAACACGGAGAATATATAAAAATAGTATTAGCTTCAGCAGCTATATCGGAAGGATTTTCATTTAATAATATTCAAATTATAGATATTCACAGTCCTTGGTTCAATTTTTCTAAAACAGCGCAAGTGATAGCAAGGGGTATTAGAGTGGGTTCTCATAAAGATTTAATTATGGAGAATCCATCTGTAGATATATTTTTACGTGTATCTATTCCAAGAAAGTCAGGTTTGCGAAGTATAGAAGTTGATGTATATAAAATGGCAGAAGATAAAGATGTTATCTCTAAACAAATCGAGCATATTATAAAAGAAGAGGCCATAGATAGTAAACTAGCATCAAATAGAAACAAAAGAGACAACAAATATGATTATGACAGAGAATGTGAGTATACGAAATGTGATTACACTTCGTTTCCCAACGAAGCTAAAAATATTGAACCTGTGGATTTTACAACATATAATATATATTATCCCGATGTACAAAAATATATACCAAGTGTAATAAATTTATATAAAAATCATTTATCCAGAACATTTAAGCAGATTTACGAAAAATTACAGATAAGTGAAAATATATTAATTATAGTGTTAAATTACATTATAGAAACAAATATAGTAATAGTCAAGAATCAAAATAATTGTTATATGAGAGAACAAAATGATATATATTATTTAGTTGACCATCTTCATAATATAAATAGTGTTTTAGATACTTACTACATAAATAATTTCAAAGATGAAACTCCTATAAGCATTAAACCTGAAAAAGACACGCAAAATATTATATCAAACATATTAAAAGATAAAAAACCGTATACTGACAAATCTATAAAAAATTTTAACTTTAATACTAGACAGTTAAATATGTATGAATTACAAAGTTTATTAGAACAATATTTATACAATAAATTTAAACTTTCGAATTATTTTATACAAGAAATAGATGAACGTTTTAGGGGTACTTACGGAACTATTGATGACACCGGTAAAATATACGTTTGGTTTTTAAGCATAGAGTTCAATGCAACATCTAGGGTTTTAGAAAATGATTTATGGAGAGACTGTAACGAAGAGGAGAACATGAGTGTTATCCAATATTTGTCAGATATGAGAGCTATTGCCTCTTCAAAAGCAAGATATTTATTTAATAATGAAGACCCGTATATTGGTCTGTTCAAGTATAATAGAGATTATTATTTAGGAAAAGACATTCAACCAAAAGATTTTTCACTGTTAAAAGTAGATGATATAGATTCAACAAAAAATGAATCTGAAAAATCAAAGGGTATGAGATGTAGTTCTTATACAGGTAGTGCCAAGAAACAAATTCTAGATAATATATTATCTAAATTGAAACGTATTGCAGACGAACGAAATATAGATTATTCTAGTATACAAGACAAACAATTAAAAGGTAAATGTAAATTAACAGAATTTTTGTTCGAACAATTAGATTTACTTGTAATAGATTATAGAGTTTAATATTATATTTTTGTATAAATATAATATAATTAATAAATGAATCGAAAAAAGAATCGTGAAAAATTTTCTCGTACACCTCAAGAATTATGGGATAAGTATGAAAGTATATTTCCTAGTAAAAATAGAAATGCTGCTTCTCATAGATGGACATACGAGATTATGAAATACGCTGATAAAATGTCGTACAGCGAAATTATGTCTCAATTTCAAGCATTTTGTCCTGTATCAGGATCACCTACTTCTCAAAACAGTCCTGTCTTCAAGATAGAATTACCTACAACAACCGGTTCATATATTACGGGTGTTTTAAAGCATTGTTGCTGGCCTTGTGTTTGTGATATAAAAGACGCTGCTATGAATTCATCTCTTAGAGTACATCAACATACTGTACAACTCAAAGATGAAAATGTTGTTATTAACTTTTTAGTTATGGATGACCCGTGTATAAAATCTATAGTTATACCGGAAGGCGCCCCTGATGTAACATGTGACGCAAACGATAAGTTAATAAATGCTGTGTATTTTAACACACGTGAAGGCATAAAAATAGCA